ATGAACGGTAGAGGGTTCCGTTGGCGTTAGTGAAGGCATTAGCGTGATATTCGACCGTGGAGCTCCAGGGGGTCACCCCGTCGGCTATCTCCGCCTTGGTCACGACGGCCGCCTGAAGGGCGGTCACGTCTCCGCGCAGGAGGGAGGTCTCGGAGGTCCTGACCTGGACCTCGGTGTCGATGCGTCCCGAGAGGATGAGGTCCTGCTCCTGGCGTGCGTCCCTCTCCAGAGCCACGGCGTCGTTGATCTTGCCGTCGGTCTCCTGCTTATTGTACGTGTCGCTCTTGGTGTACGCGTCCGTGATTCCGTATCCGGCCAGCGTGGTCGCCTTGTCAGCCTTCAATGCCAGCGCGGCCGCCTGGGCGGTACTGACAGGCTTGTTCATGTCGCTGGTGTTGTCCACGTTGCCCAGGCCGAGCTGGGCCTTCGTCACGGCGTGCGGGTTCGTGTGGTCGGCCTCATGGTCCGCCAGGTCTTGGCGCAGTACGCCCTCGGCCTCGGTGGCCCTGGCTATCTCCTGCTCGAGGAGGCGCTTGGTCTCGTCGTCAATGTCGGCGGTCCATTCGGTGCCGTCCCATCTGTATATGGTGCTGTCGGCGGTGCAGTAAACTATCTTATGATAGCTGACCCCAGGGTCGGCGGTGGGGATCGCGTCCACCTCCTCCAGGCCGTCCGCGTAATGGTGGGCCGTCTGCATCTGGTTTAATCTCTCTGCGTTTATGAGCGTGCCCTGCTGGCTGGTCGTCTCGTCCTGCCAGGTCACGGGGGTGTACTGTTGTGTCATTGTTCGGCCTCCTTGATGTCGGCCTCGATGATGTCCCTCACGAGGAGCGGGATCTCGGCCGCGAATGGTATGCTGATGAAGTGGTCCCGAGCCTGGGGCTGGGAGTGACGGTGCGGATAGTCATGCTGGTAGACAGCGTAGGACAGGCGGTTCTCCACCGTCAGCCGGGTCACACCGTAGAAACCGTCGACACGGTATTCCGTCGCCCTTCTCAGGAAACCTTTGTCGACAGGAGTGATGGATGCGGCCTTGGCCTCGATCCTGGCCCCGTGGCGCATCATGTATTGCTCGACGATGTGCGGGTGCTCCCTTGCCATCCGGCGGAGGGATTCCGCCGCCTTGCCGAGCTGGTCGGACGCTATTCCGGTCATGCTATTCTTACGACCTTATGGGTCGTCCTCGCCCATTGGTCGGTCGCCGTGACGACCTCCTTGATGATCGCTCCCTGCTCGTAAGGTGCGGGGAGGTCTATCATGTCCATCGCCTGCACGGGGCAGTCGGCAGGGACCACGGCCTCCACGGCCGAGTTTGTGATGACGTCCCCGACGGGATCCAGCGCACGGACGGTCCTGATGGCGAGCCTGCACGGATACTCCACCCCGTCGTGATAGACGGGCTGACCGGAGGGGTCGGAACCTCCGTAGCGGTACACGGTGCAGGTCTGGTGCAGGCTGTTCCCGATGATGGACGCGAGGGGACTGGTCAGCGCCATCTGCCCACCTTCCCGGAGCGGATGTGCTTGACAGCCCCGCCCCTGGCGAAGGCGAGGGCCTTGATCTGTTCCACCGCCGAGCTCTTGGCCAGCTCGCACATGCTGTGCACGTCGGTGGCCATCGAGATGTCCGGCAGGGACAGGCTGGAGGGCTTGACGCCCTTGAGGTCCAGGTACTGGCGCAGGAAGAAGACGGTCATGAGTGCCACGGCGGAGTCGGGTGCGGATACTCCGTACCCGGTCGCCCTGGTGTCGCACCAGTCCTGCGCCAGCTGGAGGTGTACTGCGAGATCCTCGTCGGGGACGACGTCCGAGCCGAGGCCCGACAGCGCGCGGACGGTCTCGAGGGAGGTCACGGTCTGACCCCCTTGTGCCCCGGGCCGTCCAGAGGAGTGAATCTCTGCTCGCCCCCATCCCAGGACGGGCAGTCCATCCATCCGCGAGCCTGGTTGTCGTATGCTCCCGTTCCCACGGAGGCGGGCACGTCCAGCCATTGGAGCTGGTGCTCGCTGACGCGGTTGCGGTTTATGACTGCGGTATCGAGGGTACGCTGATACTCGCGCGTCAGGACCTTCGCGTTGGTGTGGGTGTTCAGGTTCATATTCTCACGGACGGATGGTTGGGGGATCTCCGTCCCCCGGCGGTGTTCAGCTGTTGACGACCTTGATGCAGGCACCGATGTTGTCGGTCTTCTTGGTCTCGACGGGTGCGACCACGCAGAACCTGCTCACGACGGTGGGCTGTTCGGCATACTTGGTCACGTTGTCGAACTCTCCGAGGGTCATGTCCTCGCGCATGATGATGTGGGGAGCGTGGCTCTTGTCCACGACGATGGCTCCGACGTTGGTGGCGGTTCCCCAATCGAGGCCGGATGCCCCGGAGACCCCGAGGTCCATTCCTGCGAAGCGGAGAAGGCTTGCGTACTCTCCGACCTCCTGTGCCCTGTCGTTGTAAGCGGGGACTGCCATGCTGTTCAGGGCGTGGGCCTCGAACATAGGAGCGAGGAGTGCACCAGTCGCGCGGAAGCCGTTTTTGCCAATCTGACCCCTTGCGAGGTTGAGACCCTTGAGGGCGTCGGCGGTGGCGGCGCTGGTGGCGGTTCCGTATGCGTTGGCGAGGCAGACGTCGACTGCCTTCTGCTCGAGGGCGATCTCCATGGTCGCTCCCATCTCACGGATGGCGGCGGTCTTCACGTCGACGGATGCGTCGCGGAGGAGACCCTTGTCGAGGGTGCACATGACCTTGTACTCGTCGGGGACGGCGTTGACCTTTCCGATGTCCTGGGCGAGGTCGACCGCGTCTGCGTTAGGTGCGATGGTCTTGGCTCCCTTCCTTGCAGTGAAGAAGGGGATCTGCTCGGAGCCTCCGTTGATTCTCCAGACCTCCAGGATGTTCCTTGCGGAGGTGTAGGGCATTGCTCCCTCCATGATGGTGTCGGCGACCAGGATGTCGACGACTCCGCTTCCCTTGATGGTAGATCCCGCAGGGCCGGAGGGGGAGAGGAAGTCCGCCTTGGTGTAGGTGGAGAACTCGAGAGCTCCGCGCTTGTTGGCCTTGAGTCCGACCATCTTATCGGGCATGAATTTCATGAGGTTCTCGACCTCTTCCTTGGTAAAGTCGAGGTTTCCGTTGTCCACGGACATGATGGTCTTGAGGAGCTGGCTGGGGGATGCCTTGTCGTACATGCCGACAGGGATAACGTTACCTGCGAAGTCACAGGCCTTGCTGACGTATTTTCCGTTTTCCATTTTCATAGCCTCCTTATGCAGTGAATACTCCGAGGGCGACCAGTCCAGTCGCTCCTCCTGCGATGGGCTCCAGGGCGATTCCGAGAGCGGTGCCGGTGCTGTGGGCGGTCACTCCGCCGAGGGCTCCTGCGGTAACTGCGGCTCCTGCGGTAATTGCGGTGGCTCCGTCTGCGTTGGCACACCTTGCCACTCCTACGACCCTGATGGCACCCTCGGTGCCTGCGGGGATGTCGTAGAGTGCGACTCCGATGATTTTCTGGGTGGATGCGGTGGCGGGTGCCACGGTTCCGTTCGAGTTGATCTGTACTGCCTGACCGCCGAGGATGTCGGCGGAGGCGGTCTTGGTTACTTCCGTTCCGAAAGCCCCGTGCATGGTGTCGGGGATTTCAGGAAACGCTGAAATTGCTGCCATATCTATGTCTCCTGTTGTGCGCCTCAATAGAGAGCGGTCCTTCCGCTCCCGTAGAGAGTCAGGGTCTGGCGCTCGGTGCCCTGCTCCTTCTCTGCGCCCATCTTGCCCTTGAGCCCGGCGGGTGCGCTGTACTGTGCGATGCTGTTCTGGATGCCTGCGAGTTTCGCGTCGAGGGCCTTGGAGAACTCCGCGAGCCTGTCGTCCAGCATCTTGGAGTAGGTGTCGATGGGGACTCCCCACGACCTCATACATCCTTCCAGCTGGCCGATGGCCCTGATGCGGTCCTCTCCTTCGGACGCCTTGATTGCCTCGATGAGCTCCTTGGTGTCCGGGATGATTGCCTCGACGAGTTTCTCGAGGATCTCCGCGAGGTCTCCTCCCTGGGGGACTTCGGTCTCGGTCTCCTCGACTTCGGTCTCCTCGGTTTTGGTTTCCTCGGTGGTCTTCTTCTCGTCGTCTGCCATATCTGATTCCTCCCTTCCGTAGGCGGGTATCCTGCACGTCTCGCACGCTCCGTCCTCCACGAGGGCGAGCCCCGTGAATATGAGATCGGTCACGGTACCGTCCGAGTCCATGACGACCATGCACTCGGCACTCACGTCCTTTATCCCGCCCTGCTCCCGTGCCATCTGCACGAGCTCAGAGCAGGCCCGGGACATGTCGGTCCTGTTGTGAAGTAAGACGTCCGCGATGACCGCGCCGTCGGTTGGAGAGTAAGCGGGGCTGATGACTGCGCCGACCTTCTCGGTCACGCTGCGGGGTGCCCCTCCCGCGTGTCTGGTCCAGACCGCATTATCATCCCATGCACCTGCACACCTCTGGAGGACCTCCTCCGTGAAGCGGGTGGTTATGCCGTGCATGTCGGTCCAGGTTCCCACGGCCATGACTGTCACGCCGTGGATGAGCAGGGAGCCGTCCTCAGTCGTCTCGAACGAGCTGAGGGTCTCCTGCTGGTTGTAGTATGTCTTCGAGTATCCGTCGTATCTGCTCATATCGTGATGGCCTCCTGGTCGGGGAAGTGGGGGATGCGGCAGCACCTGCAATTGGGATGCCAGGGGAGAGCCATCGGCTCATCGAGGCCGTAGACCTTGAGGGTGTAGCCGTTGCCCCCGGTCGCCTGTCTGACGCAATGCTCGCAGAGGCGGTCGTCATCCGTGGGGAAGGAGAGGTAGCCGTCGCACCCGGCCGCATCGTAGCGGGCCTTGGCGACCACGTCGCAGATCCTCATCGTCTCGGTGCGGACGATGGTGCTGGCGTGCTTTACCTGATAATCCCCCGCCTCCTGGATGGCTCTCGCGGTCTGGTCCGCTCCCCATCCGTTCTGGTAGCCCTCGGCCACCAGGCGGGTCACGTCCTTCAGGAGGTCGTTGCCGACCGAGCGGACGTTCTCCTTGATGTTCATGCGGAGCATCTCGACCTCCTCCCTCGGGATATGGACGTTGCCGAGCTTGATCCCTGTGTGGAGGTTGTTGAGCACCCTGTCGCTGGTGCGGACGGTCGCTTCCTCGGTCTTGACCATCCAGTCGTCCGAGGCCTGTGCGAGGTCGTCGGAGAGGGATGCCCCGAGCCTGCGGAGGGTCTCCTCCCGCTCGGGACTGTCGCCGACCGCCACCCTCGCCATCGCCTCGGTGTAGGCGCGGATGACCTCTCTCTGCCTGGCGATCTCCTCCCGCTCTATCTTGCGGGTGCCGGAGGGGTCTCTGCGGTTAACGGGACTCCTGCTCATCCTGAGCTCCTCCCGTGATTCCTGCGATGTGGTGCAGGACCGCATCCTTGAGGGTGTCCATTATCTTGGACTGGTCGTACTCCCCGGCCTTGGGGTGCTTGCCCCAGAGCTCCGCCTGTTCCTCGACAGAGAGGAGGTATTCGGGATCTGTCGGGTCGAGTGACGTGAGGATCTGGAGGAGCTGGGCTTTCTTGAGCTGGGCCTCCGGGTCGGGGTTGTTGAACATCAGCTGGACGGAGCCCTTGGGTATCCCGAGGTCGGGGAGAACATAGATGTCGAGGTAGCGGGACTGCATCGTCTGGGCGATGATGTTCTGCTCGGCGGCGATGCGGTTGAAGTATTTGGCCTGCGTGACCTTGGCGGTGGCCTCGGAGTTGTCGGCGAGTCCTGCCATGGAGCGGGGGACCTGCATCGCCACGGCCACGGCCTGGAGAGCAGTCTCGGCGTAGGTCTGCACCTGCGTGACCCCCGCCTGGTTGAGCGTGTTGATCTTGGCACCGAGCGCGGTGCTGAGGACGGAGCCGGGAGCGAGGTCGGAGAGGTCGCCCTCCA